GATACGTTGTCAATAGAGATAGAAGAGCTTTCTGTTTTATTGAAAAAAAGAAAGATCTGATTTGATGTATTTCTAACAACTCTTGTATGAGTCCCTACAGAAGAGGGTGCATCCTCTGCAGCTCCAGCGTTGTATATTTTAAAGTCCGTGCAACCATCATTCTCTACAATCGTGTATACAAGCTTGTAATAAGAGTTTGTGGTCAAAACATCTCTACTGTTACTTCCATTGGTAATGTAAGCCCTACAGTCCACATCCCCTGATGCGTTTGTAAGTTTTAGTACTCCGTTTTTGATCGTAGTTGTCCCCTCTTGGACGTTTGTAGATTCATTTGTAGCAACGGTGTTCCATCCGTAAGAGCCAAAGCCAGTTGTCAATGCCCCATCAGTGCCAGGACCGTCAATAGAAAAGTCGCCGTTGATTACAAGATCTGTAGAGCTTACAGCCTCAACAGGCTTTACGCAGGGCGCCTTGCTAAAGTCTTTATTGTCTACTCCAGCGGCCCCAGAGGCCAAGAACATGATTTTTGCGTCGTCGTATAGAGCCATGCCTTAGAGGGATTTACCAAACATTACTTCGTAATAAACTTTGCCTCCATCATCTCGAAGAGCCTTGAGGCACCTCCCACGATTAACGCCATCGTAAACGTAAGACACGTGAACCCAATCAGGATTATCCTCATCACCAAACTCCCAAATGAGCTGATCAAATTGTAGGTTCTCTCGTATGTAGTTGAATATGCTACTGTTCGACAGATGTCCGTATACGTCTCCGTCAAGGTCGAGTGCTCTTCCCTCCACATGCTGACTGCGCTTCGACCCACCGATCGCAACATTGAGATCAGGCGCACGATAGCCGCTCGACACGTATATAGGACGCCCGAAATGCTCGCGAACAGGTTGGAAGATGTGCTCTGCAACCTTCTTAAGATTTTCCGTAACCCACTCATCTGGTGTATTGTCTATACCCAGGCGCTTAGCCGTGATGCTTTTGGTCACCTCGGCGAGTGACAGATTTTTGGACAGCTTCATTGTTTAAGCGTCTTCGTTCGTTCTCCACAGAGGAGTCCTTTCTTTTTTTCTTGGTGTTGAAGTAGTGCTTCTTCAAACTTACTTCATACCAAGCTCCTTCATGGCCATAGCTCTTTGAGCTGGATCTTTCAAGATCGCCTTCAACATGGCTCCTTTTTCTCCGTAGACCTTGCCACCGTACATGTACATGGGCATTTTGTGCTTGCCCCCGTGCTTCATCATTTCGTCCTTCATCATGCCACCGCCTGGCATCTTCTTGACTTTCATTTTGCTTTTACCGTGATCCATAATTCTTTTGATTTTTGTTTGAGCAAATATAGTATTATTTGTTTTTACGTCTATACATGCTCAAGGCAATTGCGATGGCTTGTTTCATGGGATACCCCTCCCCCATCAGCTTTCTGATCTTGGCGGACACAAACTTGTTGCGAGCTTTCTTCGTCCTCATGACTTCCTAGATCTTCTGATAGACTCTTTCCCTCTCTTGGCTATAGCAGCTTGCTCGTTTTTCTTAGCCACCTTGGCTCTTTGCTCCAATACAGTAAGTATCTGAATCTTCCTTGCAAAGGGTTTGTTGATTCTTTTCACCTTAGCCACTGTAGCACGAGCATCGGCAGGCGTAGCAAACTTAATCCTTACTGTATCCTTGGGGTTTTCATCGGTATACAGCCTGCGACCCGACCCTTTAGGCTTTTTACCTGTCCCCACCTTAGGATCTTTCTTGACTTTCATCGCATCATACGCTTAGAGACGGACATCCCTGGCTTTTTATTGTGCAAGACCTTCATCTTCCCTCCTGACTGATTCATCATAAAAGGCTTGTCAGTATCTTGAACCAGTTTCTTTACCACAGACTCAGGCTCCAACCCGTACTTAGATAGCTTCTCCGAAAGAGCACTGGCAAACTGTTCAGGGAAGTCAGAGGCCTTTCCTCCTGGGCTGATGTTAAATAGGTTTTCTACGTCATCTACAAGAGCGTTGTACTCTATCTCATCAATCTTCCCAGCCAAGTTCAGATCGTCAATGATCTTCTGAGCTTGTTGTTGCAAATTAAGAATTGATTGCGACTCCTCTCTACTCCCTTCTTTTATCGCTCTGTCCGCAAGATTCTGAAGCTGATCATCCGCTTGCTTTTTCTTTAAATCGTCTAAAGCCTTTTTTGTAAGGTCGTCCATTTCAGCAACACCACGTGTAAACTCTGCTGTATTACCTTTCTTTTTGATATAGTCCTGAATGTCTGTTTCAGACATACCCTTCTTTCTTAAGCGATCAATAGTCCCGTCAAATAAAAAGGCTTCTCCAGTATCGTTGCTTCTGTACTCTATCCCCATTCTGTTGGTCCTAGCTCGCATAAAATTGCGTCCTTTTTGCAACTGCAAATTCCTTTCAGCTATTTCCCTACTTTCCTTTTCTGCAGCAGACTCCACAAAAGCTTTAGCCGCAGACCTGCTCGCTGCCTTTCCAGCAAGAGCCCTGACCCCTCTGGCACCCAGTGAAGCCAACTCCCCTGCCCCCATCAAATCAAAGATGTACGGGCGGTCTACACTGATAGCCCCAGTAACCCTTGGATCAGGTATAATATTCTGACGCATGGCCTCATCTATTACACCAGCCCTGTCAGCAGCCAGTCTTTCACTCTCTAACCTCCGTCTAATAGGGTCAGTGCCCCCGTTCTGATACCTTTTTACTCTCATGACACAGCTATCCTTGCGTTTAAACTATAAAAAAGGAATTGTTTTATGAGTAACCCCAAAATTTCAGAGAGGCTTTTTGACTCCTCAGTTGGCAATGTACCCTCCAACTTCTATGACAATTCATTCTCACATTCATGATAGCTAAGGTATAAAGGAATTTTTAAAAAGTCAATCCTAAAGGACTGCTTTATATAGCATAGCCTAAGGTGTTAAGAACCACCTCTTTAGTGTTTTTCTTTTTCATTCATGAGTTTTATGGCAGGTATAAAGAAGGCCTCAAAAAACGATCAGAAGTACGCAACGTGGGGATTATATATAGTATATAACACACACGCGCGCACACCAAAACGCAATTCAGCGACCCACACCCCACGCAACCGCGGCAAGTTGCGCACACATTTTAGCTTTTGCGTATGTAACTGGTTTTCAATCAGTTACAAGCTTTACTTCAAGCAAAGATTCAAGGGAGAAAATGTAACGTGTTGGCAGACAAGGCGGAACAATCTCCCCCCACACATTGCAAAAGTTTGGCCCTTTCCCCTTTGGGGGTTTCACTTGGAATGTGTAGACGCATACGCGCACGCACGTGCGCGAATACTTCGGGCGTTCTGAATATCCAAGCGGCGGCGGTTATTTGGAGGCGTTCCAAATTGTAGTCCTTTCTTGGTTTTCTCGGTTTGGTTGCTTACGCGCGGGCGGGCGTCCTACTATATCCCGAAGGCGTGGCCTTTGTCTTATCTATAATCATTCTAAACGTGGCTTGCAAGTTGCTGGTCTTCAGGCAGTTACAAAAAACTTTCAACATTTTTTGCCCAAAAATTTGGAGGTATGGAACTGGCCTCCGTATGTTTGGCCCTGTAACGTTTCAACAACGAATCAACAGAAACGCATGAAGATTCTAAACACAATAAACCCACACCCCACACGGGCCGCCCATGACGGGAGGTACCGACGGGAGCACTCCACCAAAACGTGGGGGAGTTCACGAGGCCAAAAAGCCAACAGGTCCAAACGCGCCGCCGATGCCATGCCTTGCCAATTCATGCGCGACGCGGCAAAGGCCCGAACCTACGACGAACGACGCGCGAAGCGAAAGCGCACGGCCTAACATACACGGCCCCGCACGGGGTTATGACTGAGGGAGCCCCTCAGTAGCAAAAACACGGCACCACAACACCCAAGGTACACGGTGTGCACGTAAATACGTGCGAAGGTTCGAATCCTTCCCCATTGGCAATTAGTTCAATTCAAACCCCATACAATATGCGGAAAATCACACAACAAGCGGTGCAAGCCTTTCAAGGTTCGCGCCCTTTCAAAAGCGGGAACACCCAGGTCCGCGTCATTCGACAAGACGGCGGCGGGTCTCTCGTCCTCCTTGATTTGCACGGCAATACAATCGCGCGGCATGAATCATGGAACGGACGCACATACGTCACGGATGCGGGATGGGATACAAGAACAACCAAGGAACGTCTCAACGGGTTGGACGGGGTTAGTATCTCTCAACGCCGTGGGGTCTGGTATCTAAACGGGAACGAATGGGACGGGTCATGGATCTGCCCGCAAACTGGCAAAAAACCAACGGCATGAAACAGTACAAGCACGTCAACCCACGATACGGGGCCATAGACTTCAACGGCGACATGTTGACCATCCACTACGAAACCATCCCACGTCAGGAGATGACGAAAATACTGAAGAAGTACCAGGGCGTCAACCGCATTCACAAACCCATGGCTTTGTTATGGTACACCGACTGCATGAACGGAAAATGTAAAAAATGGAAAACATGAAGTACAGCGACTACCTATTTCTCTGCAACGAACACACAATCAACCCCAACGTGGCGGCGCAAAACCCAAAGGTGCGGGAACTTCTAATTTCTGACAAAGGAAAGAACACCGTGAACGCGCAACTGAAGTTAAATACAATACTTCAAATGGAGTTCTAAAAACAAAAGACATGAAAACACACACAACGTACTTGGTGACATTGATTGACGCCATCCATGATGGATTCGGATG